ATCAACTTTGTAGTGGTGCCGATCTTACTGTGGCCATTTGATCCCAATCATCTCACTCAGTGGCGCGATGCTTTCCCCCCAATGATTCCGGACCGTAACATCATGCTGGCCGAAATGGAAAGTTACTTGCCCATCAGCAGCAGACACGAAGCCAAAGAAGATCCTGGATATCACATGGCACCGTCGGGCCAAGTAGAAATTGCTGAAAACATGTTGCGCAGAATGCGCACGGACTTTGGTCTAGAGTGACCAATGCTCTGCAGGAATCAGTTCCTGCATACGCTGCTGCCATTCCGCAATGCAACGTTGTTCTAGAGTCAGCATGTGATTGAGATTGTGTTCCAGCCGTGGTCGTAACTTTTGATACACTGCCGCAGGATCTTCAAATCTGGCCAGTTGTTCCGCAGCGTGCCAGGCACGCTCAAATCGTTTCCAGTCTCGATGAAAGTCGTCAGTGTCGTAGCTTTCGTCTATGACATCACCAAAGGTTTCAAATCCCATGTTGCGAAGATTTTGCAAAAAGTTTTGGGGGGCAAACCAAATACACACTCGTTGACTCAAGAAAACCTTGGTTGATTTTTCTGTTGGAAAAAATCCTCGTCCAGTGAAGTTGGTCTCAGGCACAATGCTGTAATGAGTGTGTTGGTACAGTCCTGAAGGTATGGGAAAGTTAATGGTGTTGTAGGCAATGTCAGACACTGGTTCCCAAGCAGGATCGTAGTTGGGGCTGATATAAGGAAATTTTAACTCTGTGTCAAAGAATATATTTTGAAATTCTTTGCTGGCCATGTTGGTATAGCCGCCAGGAAATCCGCGGTAGTTTACCACACTGTGTTGCAACAACCCACTGCGAGTCATGGCCAACATGATGTAGTCACGATGTGGTCGACGTGCGCCCATCATGGCTTCGAATATGTAGGGTTTTTGGCCTGGCTGGTCAATTACATATCCAGGATTGACGTGCAGTGTTCTCATCATCCAGTATGGATTGAATAATGTGTGTTGCCGGGGACTTTCAGGCTCTCGACTGCCGGCCAGCAGCAAATAATTATTGACTCCAGTGGATCTGATCCACTCATCAGTCTTGGCCCAAGACCGTGTTTCAATTTCGCGGAACAACACTAAATCAAATTGAGTTAGATCAATTGCTATCCTGGGTAAATTTATACCTGGCCATTGATCGTCGCTGTTGAAAAATGTTGGCATTAGAGCAATTTTAAACGGACATGCCAACACTGTGTCAAGATCCTGCGTTCGATCACATGGCCAGGCAAACTCACTCTGAACACCAATGAAATCCGCCAGCGGATCGTAAACAGGATATCGAAATTTCATGTTGCCAATGCCGCTAATACCATGTCACAATAGTGTTCAAAGTTGGGCACTGTCATGGTGTCCCAGTCAAATTGCATGCTGTGCCTGAGATCAGGCACAGCATCACACACGGCATTGAACTGACTTGGATCAAGGGTCTGTAATTTGTTCAAGCTGTCGTATTCAAATCGTCGCTGCTGCTGATAGGTTATGTTGCCGCGATGCACAGCCCAATTGCCCAAGAACTCGTATTCTGAAAACCACTTGATGATGTTGCCAGTGCCCCAAGGCGGTACTGTGGGCATGCCGGGCACAGCATCAATTATGGCATCTAACCAGTGTTTGTTGGGCCACCGTTGCAGCAAGTGTGCTTTGAGCGACTGAAAATCTTGGCCACGCACCGGTACAAATTCAGTCACAAAACAATGTGGGGTTGTGCGCGGTATGCCAGTAATGGCTTCAAACACTCCTTCATAGCTGCCTTGTGTGGTATCCATCAAGGTCATCATGTTCACAGTGTCAGTGTTGGGGTCATAGCAACGATAGGGTTCGATCATGAAAGTGTCTGGATCCCACATCAGCATAGCATCATCGTTGATGATGTCAAGATAACTGAGTTTGATGGCCTGCTGGCGTAACCACCAACCTCGGTAGTCGTCAGGAAACACCCAGTTGTTGACTTGGGGGTACTGTTGGTAAACAACATCATCTGTGATGTACTCAAACCGAGACGTGTCAATGTCATAGGCATCAAATGCACGCCATAGGTCGTCACGTGGCACCGGACTGCACACTATGGTTCGGTCAATGCCCACAATGTTGTGATCCCACTGCATGCTGAACAGTGCATGCGGCACTCGATATTTGGCAAGGAAAAGCAGTCTACTTACAGTCATTTTTTGGTACAGTTATTGACACACGCAAACAGCCTACCTGATCGTATGTTGGCATGCTGCCATGTTTGTTCTACTTGTTCAAACCACTCAAGACAGTGAGACAAAGGATACTGCAATGCATTGTTTTCACGAGCAATCAATTTAATTTGCTCATTGCCAGGATGCAACATCTGCCCAGGATAAAACCCCATGTAACAGCAAGGCCACACAGATCCGTCGGCTGCTATGTAGATTTCTTCTTGTTTGAGGTGTGCACAATCTAACGGTGCATGATCCTGATCCTGGGGTATACGAGTAGTTGCTGGTTTAAACCATTGCACATGGTATTCTACCATTTCTGTCGCTGGTCTTGGAAGTTGTGTGTCAGGCTCACCAATCCAATGACTGAACTCGCCATCACGACGATACACTGGCCCACGATCTCGCCCATCCCAGATATTTTCAAATCGCAAGAATCCCATCTCTTGAGCCATTTGTCTACACTGTTGTTCTTGATGGCGATTGTGATCAAACGGTATAAACCGCCATATGGCCTGGCCACCTGCGGCTATCAAGGCCTGTGCATTTTCTATCACACGATGCCAGTCAGTGTCTTGACGATACAAATTGTGAGTATCAGCTAAACCGTCCAATGCAAAACCCACTGTGACCCCGGGCAATGCCAACTGAGCCCACCACTCTGGACTGCGTGTGCTGCCATTGGTGGTGATGTTGACCAACACGTCATGGTCCACAAGGTAACGAACAATTTCTGCTGCGTCGCGTGCCAGACCAAAGTCGCCAAGATTGCCATTGATGTTGACACCGTACCAACGATAGGCCACATGTGCAAACCCGTCGTCAGGAAAAGGCGGATGCCTAATTTGTTTGAGAATTTCAGGTGTTAGAATCTGTCGAAAGTTGTCCAAGCTGAGTTCACACAGTGGGTAGCCTGAGTTGAAATCGTGACCTCGATAGTTACGTGGACACATGGGGCAACGGGCATTGCATCTAGTGGTGAGCTCTACGTGCACCCGACGTATTTGGTCAATTCGCAGCATAGAGATATTTATAGGCGTAGTTTTTGCTAAATATAGTTTATGCAGATCCAGGATATTCAGGTGCTGTGCGATGTGTACTGCAAGTGGCAAGATGTTCAGCCGGTGTATCGTTGCTGGGTCAATGACGAACTGTTTGCTGAACGTACCTGGATCTGGAACAATGTGTATCTTGAAGAACAACTGCAAATTCATGCACCAGCTGGTCAATACACTGTGAGATTTGAACTGGTCAACAGCAATGGTGCCAGACTCAAAGTGCGCAATATTCGTGTGCTGTCAGGACCAGGTCGCATGGTGTCAGAAAATTGTGTGGAGATCTATCATGAAGCTGCGTGAAATTGTTGAATCTGCGGGCACTGTGAGTGGTGCCATTGCCACTGTGGCACAACCCTTGGGCATGCAATCAAGAGCCGGTGGCTCACTGTTGAGTGGTAAATACACCACTGATCCCACGCCTAACACGCCTGGGAAATACAAAAGGAAAAACAATGCTAGCGGACAGTTTAAAAACTCTATTGGCCACTGAGTACGCCTTTGTGATCAAGGCCCAGCTGTTTCACTGGAATGTGGAAGGCCCTGATTTTGCTCAGTTGCATGAGTTTTTTGGCAATATCTACGAAGAAGTGTATGACAATGCCATTGATCAAACTGCAGAATTTATTCGTATCCTTGACGACTATACTCCAGGCAGCTTTGAACGTTTTCAAGAACTGTCTACTATTGCAGGACAGACCAAAATCCCCCGTGCCAGACTCATGATTGAAGAACTGGCTGCCAACAATCAGCAAGTGATTGATCTACTCAACGAAACTTTTGCCGTGGCCGAAAGTGAGAATCAGCAAGGAATCATGGATTTTTTGGCCAGCCGTATTGATGCCCATGGCAAACACGGTTGGATGCTGAGAAGTTTTTTGAAAGATGAACGAGCATGACCCAAGACATCCGCAGCATTCTTGAACGCATGACAGCCATCGAAGGTAGACTCACCCCAGTTATGCCTGCCCGTGGCTTAAACCCACAGCAAAAAAGCGTGGATCAACTGCCGGCTTTGTTCAAGCCACGTTCAATATCGCCCACATTGACCAAAAAGCCTTACCAAAAGCATCCCATGGATGGCAAACTGGTAGGCGGCGAAAGCGCTCCAACAGCAGCCAATGCCTTGGAAGAAGCCATGCAGGACGTGGAAGAGGATGTGTTGAGTCGAGTCAAGCGTGACCTCACCAACTATTTAGACAAGCTGGAAAAAGAAGCGCATCGTGATGATGGACAGCGTGAACGTGATACACCCGAGCTGGACAAACTGGCCAAAAAGTCAAAGTTGGACCGTGATCTTGTGGTCAAAGCCAAAGACGCAGTGGAAAAGCAGCAGGCCGAAGAAGTTGCTGAAGACCCTACACAGCAAGAGCTGTCAGTGCACACACCGCCCCAACCTCAAGTCAATCCCACATTGCCAGAGGCTGCTCCCATCAAGACCTATGAGATGTATGACGGCACTGTGCTGGAAGCGCACGGCGATGAACAACGGGGATTTGAGCTGCGTCGCGGTGGCCGCAGCTTGCCCACACGTTTTGATCGACTGGATCATGCTGACATGGCAGTAAAATTGTATCAACGCCGACAGGCCAAACAGGATCTTTCACAAGACTACATTGAAGAGCGCTGAACACCTTAGGACCGGTACTTGTTACCGCGGTGTGGCCGGCTGCTGGCCTGGACTAGTGATTCGCTACCACAACCCCCAAAAGTGAGCTTTAACATCATGCCCCTAGATCAAGCCATTGAACACGTTAATCAGCGATTTCGTTACACTTCAGACCCTCGCAGTTTTTTCACTGACTACTGGTTTGTGATGCAGGACCGCAACGGAGTCATGCAGGGCGATTGTGACGATTATGCCATCACAGTGTTGTGGTTGATTTGTGGCGGATTTTGGCAGTTTGTTTGGAAAGTGCTGATACTACACCGTTATCGACTACACCGTGTGCGCACACGCAACGGGGAGTATCATGTGGTTGCCGAAGTGGATGGTCGTTGGTACGATAACTGGACTCGCAGTGCAGTGAGTCGAGAGCAACTGTTTGACCAAACTGGGCATCAATATGCCATGTGGTACGTGAGTCCTGTGATTGTTTGGTTTATGATTTGGGGATGGTTGCGACGTCAATGAAGGACTATACTCTGTTGTCTCCGCCAGGCGCTGGGGGCAGTTGGCTAATTTCTACCCTGCATCAAATAATCAGTCGGCCAGGCCAAGCACACTATCACAAGGTATGGGTACAACCTGGGATTATGCGAAACATTCATCATCACAACTTGATGGAATACCAGCCACCAAATTTGGTTGTATGGGGTGGCATGAGTTGGTTTAACTTCTATCTCAACTTGATATACAAACTTTATCATCTTGAACGGCACTGGCTTGTTGCAAGCCGTGCAAACTTTTTAACTATCAAAATGATCAAACTGGTTTCATTGATTCGCGAACACGAACGCCATGTTAATCATTATGAGTGGGAGTGGTTGTTTAGTGATCAGTCACGGTTGCATCAAAAAATTGCAGAGTTTCAACTGCAACATGGTGCCAGTGTGATTGATCGCAGCGAATTCGACGAACGAGCCCAACGCTACATACAGTCTTGTGTGAATCCAATTTTGATCTTTGAAGACTGGACCAACTTGTATTGGGTATGTGCGGTATTGGGGCAAGCCCTCTATCAATCACACAAATTAGACTTTACTGATTTACATATCCATTCACTATCTGATCAAGCTCGTGCACTGTACCCTAAACTAGATGCTGTACCTTGTGTGGATCCCAAAACTAATTTGCGCATCCCTGACCTTGTGCCTTCTGTACACAATCCTGATCAAATCATTACTGTCTCAAAACCATTGACACTGTAAAATAGTTTGTGTAAAATTAGTTCATAGGAGAACTTCATGGAAAACAAAACCTTCAACGGCGAACAAAAAGCCAAACTCACACAGATCATCAACGAGGGCATGCAAGTCATGCACGAAATTGATACCTTGCAAGGTGGCTTGACTGATACTATCAAGGCCGTGGCCGAAGAGCTTGAAATCAAACCTGCTGTGCTGAAAAAAGCCATTAAGATTGCACACAAAGCTGAATTTGGCAAAGCCAAACAAGATCACGAACTGTTGGAAACCATTCTTGAGACTGTGGGCAAGACTCTGTGAAATTGGTCAAGTTTGGTAAAAAGCAGTTCCAAACACTGTACTGTCTTTCACCGTTTGTGAGCATTGCTGTGGACATCAACGGCGAGGTGTCGCTGTGCGGATGCAGTGACTGGCAACCCAGTACCATTGGCAACATTTTTGATCACAACCTTACTACCTTGCTCAGCAGTGATGCAGCACAAAAAATAAGAGCCAGCATTGGCAACGGCAGCTATATCTATTGTAACGAACAAACCTGCGGGATCATCAACAACCGCCAACTCAATCAAAGATCTAGTTTGCCTCCAGATGTGGTTCCGTTGATTGCCCACAGTGATCAATGGATTCCACCAAAAGAAATAGTACTGGCTGGCGATCTTACCTGCAACCTCAGTTGCCCTAGCTGTAGAAATCAGGTCATACGACTGGAAGATCAACAGCGTCAGCAACAACAAAATCTTGGACAGCGCCTGGCACAAAATCTTTTTGATCAACCGCATGATCAGCCCATCAATCTCACTGTAAGCACTTCAGGAGAGATATTTGCCAGTGCATTCTTGTTGGACTTTGTTTCATCTATAGATACCACACAATTTCCAGGACTGGGTTTACGATTACAGTCCAATGGATTATTGGCACCACGTAACTGGCATCGACTGGAGTCGTGTGCAGACCGAGTGCGTCAGATCACTGTGACTTTTGATGCTGCCAGAGCTAATACCTATCATCGTTTGAGACGTGGTGGTGCTTGGTCTAATCTTGTTGGTAGCCTTGAATTTTTACAGCAGAAAAAACAACAAACTGGCATGAGCTTGCATACTCGCATGGTGGTCCAACAAGCCAACTGGCAGGAAATTGAAGAATTTTATGAATTCAGTTGCAAGTATCAGGCAGATCGTGTAGAATATGTGCGTATCACTGACTGGGGCACTTACGGGCCAGACTTTGCCATGCAAGATGTATTTGATCCACGTCACCCCGAGTATGCAGCAGCACAGGCAATGTTGAACACTGTGGCCAAACAATCAACGGTCTGGCTTGGTGGTGATTTACACATTGCTAAGTAAACATAGAGTCGCTCACTTTACGAGCATGAATCAGGGCCTTCCGGCCATAAACGGAGAACAATGAGTTACATCGACGCACTATTTGATCGTGAACACGATCGCATTCATGTTGTGGAACGCCGAGACGGTGTTAGACACTATCAAGAGTATCCAGCCAACTACATCTTTTACTACGACGATGCCCGTGGCAAGTTTCGAAGCATCTATGGCACACCAGTGAGCCGCTTCAGTACTAGAAACAACAAAGAGTTTCGCAAAGAAGTACGCATACAGAGCGGCAAGCAACTGTACGAGAGCGATATCAATCCTATCTTTAGATGCTTGGAAGAAAACTACAAGGATCGTGACGCTCCTCAACTGCACACAGCGTTTTTTGACATTGAGGTAGATTTTGACAAGGATCGTGGTTTCTCTCCCGTGGAGGACCCATTCAATCCCATCACAGCCATATCAGTATATTTAGACTGGTTGGATCAGTTGGTTACACTGGTACGGCCACCACGTCACATGAGTCTTGAAACTGCAAGAGAAATTGCTGCTGAGTTTGACAACACCATTGTGTTCACTGACGAAGGCGAAATGATCAAGACTTTTCTGGACTTGATTGAAGATGCTGATGTGCTGAGTGGCTGGAACTCAGAAGGCTATGACATTCCCTACACCATCAATCGAGCCACACGACTGCTCAGCAAAGATGACACACGACGTTTTTGCCTCTGGGGGCAACTGCCCAAGAAGCGCATGTTTGAACGCTTTGGTGCCGAGCAAGAAACCTATGACCTAGTAGGACGGGTGCACATGGACTACATGCAACTGTATCGCAAATACACTTATGAAGAGCGACACAGCTACAGTCTTGACGCTATCCTGGAGTACGAAGGCCTTGAAGGCAAAACCAAGTTTGAAGGAACCTTGGATCAACTGTACAATCAAAACTTTCGTACGTTTATCACGTACAACCGACAAGACGTCAACGGTATTGCACAGATGGACAAAAAACTACAGTTCCTGAGCTTGGCCAACGAACTGGCACATGCCAATACAGTGTTGCTGCAAACCACCATGGGTGCTGTGGCTGTGACCGAACAGGCCATCATCAACGAAGCACACGAACGTGGCATGGTGGTGCCCAATCGCAAACAGAGACTCACAGACGAAAACACTCAAGCTGCAGGTGCTTATGTGGCCTATCCCAAGAAGGGTGTACATGAGTGGATTGGTTCAGTGGACATCAACAGCCTGTATCCGTCGGCCATTCGTGCCTTGAACATGGGTCCAGAAACCATTGTGGGTCAGCTGAGACCCATCATGACTGATCGCTACATTCAAGACAAACAGGCCAAGGGTTCTAGCTTTGCTGATGCCTGGGAAGGATTGTTTGGCAGTTTGGAATACACTGCGGTGATGAAGCAGGAACGTGGCACCGAAATCACTGTTGATTGGCAAGACGGCGAACAAACTGTGCACTCTGCCGCTGAAGTATGGAAAATGATTTTTGACAGTAATCAGCCTTGGATCTTGAGTGCCAATGGTACCATATTCAACTATGACAAAAAAGGTGTGGTGCCAGGCTTGTTGGAGAGATGGTATGCTGAACGCAAAGAACTGCAAGCAAAAAAGAAAGACGCCACAACCCCCAAGGATATTGCATTCTGGGACAAGCGACAGTTGGTCAAGAAGATTAACCTCAACAGTCTCTACGGCGCTATTCTTAACCCGGGCTGTAGATTCTTTGACAAACGTATTGGACAGTCAACGACCCTTACTGGTCGAAACATTGCCCGACACATGGATGCATATCTCAATGAGTGCATCACGGGTGAATATGACCACACTGGGCAAGCTATCATCTACGGAGATACAGACTCTTGCTACTTCAGTGCGTGGCCTGCGCTTAAAGCCGAAGTTGAACAAGGTAGGATGGAATGGAGCAAAGAAACATGCATTGCACTGTATGACAGTCTTGCTGAGCAAGTCAACTCTAGTTTTCCGGCATTCATGGAGCAAGCGTTTCACTGTCCCAGAGACATGGGGTCGTTGATCAAGGCTGGTCGTGAAACTGTGGCTGATCGAGGCCTGTTTATCACCAAGAAACGCTATGCGGTGAACGCCATCGACATTGAAGGCAAGCGACTGGATGTCAATGGCAAACTGGGCAAGACCAAGGCCACAGGTCTGGATCTCAAGCGATCAGACACGCCCAAGGTCATACAAGAGTTCTTGTTGGAGATTCTCAACAAGTTGCTGGCCGGCTTGGGCAAGGATGAAATTGTAGAACGCATACGTGAATTCAAGTATGAGTTTCAAGAACGGCCAGGCTGGGAAAAAGGTTCGCCCAAACGTGTCAACAACTTGACCAAGTATGGCAAGGAAGAAGAGCGCCTGGGCAAAGCCAACATGCCAGGTCATGTGCGAGCTGCATTGAATTGGAACACACTGCGCCGCATGCACGGTGACAACTACAGCATGCAGATTGTGGATGGCATGAAAGTGATTGTGTGCAAACTCAAGTCCAATGCATTGAACTGGACTTCGGTGGCCTACCCCACTGACGAGCTAAACTTGCCGGCCTGGTTCCGTGAGCTGCCGTTTGATGATGCTGAAATGGAAGCCACGGTGATTGACGGCAAAGTTGAAAACCTCTTGGGGGTACTGAACTGGGACTTGTCAGCGGCCACCAACACACAAAACACATTCAACAGTTTGTTCTCATTTGAATGAAAACCAGCGACCTAGTTTACTATCGCAATCACTTGCATGACTGGCACCCAGATCCTTGGTGCTGGGGCGCTCGCAATCATTTGCAGAATCTCATTGAATACGTGAGAGTCAGCCCGGTACAGATTGGCAACACTGCTGAACAACTTGGCGCACATCTTGCAAGAGTCACGCAAGGTGTCAATGATTACTATGACACTGTTCAAGCATTGGACCGCCAGCTCACTGCCTTGATTTGTGACAGCGAACAAGAATTGTATCGTGACAGTGACGAAGCATGGCATCTGTTGCCCTTGACTGAAAACACTGAAAAAATACTCACTCGCACGCTCAATCACCACGCTGAAGATCTTGAAGCCATGATGGCAGTGATCAAAACTGCTGCAGACTGGCGTTGTCCTGGCCTGGTGTTGCGTCCCAGTCGTGAACAATTTGTTGAACATTTGGTGGCTTTGGATCCACTGTATCTTGTGGACATACGACAAGATCTTTTGATGCCAGCTCGCACACGATTCAACGAGCAATATCAACGTCGACTGCGACTATACGAGCACGATCCCAGACAACCCTTTATGCTGAGTCATTTGCCCCAAGCACAGATGGGTTTGATCTTTGTCTGGAACTACTTCAACTATGTTCCGCTCACAGTGCTGTATCAATATTTGGAAGCAGTTGCGTCACTGCTGAGACCAGGTGGTGTAGCTGTGTTTACGTTCAATGACTGTGATCGCGGTCATGGTGTAGCATTGGCCGAGCAACACTTCATGAGCTATACCCCAGGTCATCTTGTGCAAAATCGTGTACGTGAACTGGGTTTGGAAATCACGCACTTGGTTACAGCTCAGGCTGACCTCACATGGATGGCTGTGCGTCGTCCAGGTGAAATCACCAGCCTGCGTGGTGGACAAAGTTTGGCCAAAATAGTTGCGCGGTCTAAATAAAATCGTTACAATTTACTATCAAGGAGAACTTCAATGAGAGATTATTTACTGGATCTAGTCAGTCATACCCTGGACCTTGGGTGCATCGACCTAATCAAGATTCAAGGTACCGACAGTGAGACCACCGTCCAGGCCCTGGCCGAAGACAACAGTGTGGTGATTCAAGGTCGTTTTCACAACCCCGTGGCCGACTTTGTGGGCACATTTGGCATGCCCAACTTGGCCAAACTCAAGATCCTGCTGAATCTACAGGAGTATCGAGAGAATGCTGTGCTCACGCTCACACGCAACAATGTTGGTGCTGCTGACGGTATCCAATTTGAAAACGCTACCAGCGACTTTCGCAACAACTATCGCTTTATGAGTCAGGCTGTGGTAGATGAAAAACTCAAGAACGGCAAGATGCGAACCCTAAACTGGCACATTGAGTTTGAACCCACTGTGGCTGCTGTGCAGAGACTCAAGATGCAGGCACAGGCCAATGCAGAAGAAACTGTGTTCAAGGCCAAGACCGAAAATGGTGACCTTAAGTTTTTGTTTGGTGACCACAGCACACACGCCGGGGCGTTTGTGTTCCAGCCTGGTGTAAATGGTTCACTCAAGCGAGCCTGGGCTTGGCCAGTCACACAGTTCATGAGTATCTTGGCTCTCAGCGGTGACAAGACCATTCGCATCAGCGATGAAGGTGCTGCACAGATCACTGTGGACACTGGCTTGGCTGTGTACAACTATATCTTGCCTGCACAGAGCAAGTGATGCAGCCCAACATACTGTCCTACAACGAAACTGAGTTTCGTGATAGATTTCAGCAAACTGAAATCTATCAGCAGCTGAGTCAAGACTTTGATCATATCAGTTTTGACAACACTGTGGATTGGGATCTGCCGCCTACTCCACGAGAACGATTAGCTACACGACGCCAATCGTTGTTTAGTGCAGTGTCATTCTATTATTTAGAATTTCTTACCAAACACAATCCCAAACAAATACTTGATATTGGCTGTGGTGCAAACTATTTCAAACGCTACATACCAAACATAGTTGGCATGGGAGCCGAACCACTAGACAACTATTTCTATCGTGGCGATGTGCACGGCGAATTCAATCATGACTGGGCACAGGCCAATCAAGGCAAGCTGGAAAGTTTTTTTTCTATTTGCTCACTGCATTTTGTACCACTGAATGATTTGAGACAGCGTATGTTAGAGATAGCATCAACTCTAGCACCCAATGGTCGGGCATACATAGCCATGAACACTGCTCGCATGTGCGAACGCATGTGGTGGCATCAACCCAGTGAGAAACATCTATTTGGTCAATCAGTTGACGTGCATACCGCAGATCGAATCATTCGTGAACAGCTGAGTAACATGCCGTTCACTTACGAAGTGTTTGATATTGACATTACGGTTTCGTGCCACAAAGATCGACGTGACGACTACTGTCCCAAGTTTGACAACATGGTAGACGGCAACATAAGAATGGTGATATGGAACAACAAGACCTAACAGCACGCCAGCAAGACTACGCTATCTTCTTGCCGGCCATATCAGGCTTCTACGCAACCTATATAGGCAAGCAACGCCACGGTGTATATGTAGAGACTGCTCGTATGCCCAAGCAACTACCAGACATGGAACAACTAAATTGGCTCAACCCCAACAAAGGACTGTTCCCGTATCGCTGGAGTCTGTATTCAGCTGGGCACGCTGACTTGGATCTCACTCGGGCTAGTCCCAAGGAGGACATGATTCGCTGTCGCGATCCCAACACTTTGATCTTGTGTGACTCGGGCGGATTCCAGATTGCCAAGGGTGTATGGGAAGGCGACTGGAAGGCCAATTCTGGTTGTCCCCGGGCACAGAAAAAGCGAGAAGCAGTGCTGAAGTGGCAAGATGGCATTGCTACTTATGGACTCACACTAGACATTCCAACATGGACCAGCAAGTGGCCTGGCTCATCGGCCAAGACCGGAATCCGCAACTATCAAGATGCTGTGGAGGCCACTATCTACAACAACGAGTACTTCATTGCCAATCGTCAAGGCGTAGACAACGGTGGTGCTCGATTGCTCAACGTGTTGCAAGGTGCTAACCATGTGGAAGCCGACTCATGGTATGACATCATGAAGAAGTATTCAGATCCTCGGCAGTATCCTGGACGACACTTCAATGGTTGGGGCATGGGTGGACAAAACATGTGTGATGTACACTTGGTGTTGCGTCGACTGGTAGCGTTGATTCACGACGGTTTGTTAGAGCCTGGCGTGCATGATTGGATGCACTTCCTGGGCACATCAAAACTGGAATGGGCTTGCTTGCTCACAGACATCCAACGAGCAGTGCGTGAATATCACAATCCCAACTTTACCATCTCGTTTGACTGTGCGTCACCATTTTTGGCCACAGCCAATGGCCAGCTGTATTATCAAAGCATCTTCCCCAGTCGTGACAAGTGGACCTATAGAATGGCGCCCACTGCTGACAACAAAAAGTATGCCACAGACAATCGCAGTTTCCGTGACGCTGTGTTGCAAGACGGGATTCACCATGCGTTTGATGATTCGCCCATATCATCTCGACTGAAAATTTCAGATGTATGTGTGTATCAACCAGGTGACCTCAACAAGAACGGCAAAGAAGGCAAAACATCCTGGGACAGTTTCAGCTACGCACTCATGATGGGCCACAATGTTTGGCACCACATCAATGCTGTGCAAACTGCCAACGAACTGTATGATCAAGGCATCCGACCTGGTATGTTGGCTGGTGAGCGTGACTCAAGTTTTGATTTCCGTAACATTGTGGACGATGTGTTCCGCCAAAAGGATAGACAACGCAGTCTAGATCGTATAGAATACTATGAACGTGCATTTGATTTGATCATTGGCACACGTGGTTTCACTGGCAAGCGATTGGTTTCGGCAAGACCCATGTACAATGCACTGTTTGAAATTGAAGACGAACCAGTCACAACTGATCCTGACAACCTAGACAGCGACAAACTAGACGCCTTGGAGCAATCACTATGAATCGAGAAGGTCACGACGCAGTGAGATTTTTTTGCGGAGTCGAAGTAGAAC